CCACTGGTGCTCACCGAGGGGCTCGACGTCAAAGAGCTGAGCATGACTGCCGCCGACGCGCAGCTGCTCGAATCACGGCAGTGGCAGGTGGTGGACATCTGCCGCGCCTTCGGCGTGCCGCCGTTCATGATCGGCGAGATGGGCAAGGCCACGTACAACAACACCGAGAACCTCGGCGTGGACTTCGTGAAATACACGCTCGGCCCGCCCGTCACGCGCCTTGAGCAGGAGCTGAACATCAAGCTCTGGCCGCGCGATCTCCAGCTCTACACCAAATTCAACACCGACGGCCTGATGCGCGGTGACGCCACGGCCCGCGCCAACTACTACAAGGCCGCGCTCGGCGGCACGCAGCAGCCCGCATGGATGACGCCCAACGAGGTCCGCGAGCAGGAACAGCTCCCCCAGCGGAATGATGGCAACACCCTGGCGCGCCCGCAGGAAAAACCCGCATCCGCACCCGCAACCGAATCCGCACCCGGAGACAGCCCATGAAAAACCGATTCATCAAGCTCGCGCAGCTCGCCGCGCAGAACCCGCCGTCTGCCAGCCCGCTGCGCATCGTCGCCGGCGCGGACGAGGCGCACGTGTACGTGTACGACGTCATCGGCGAATGGTTCGGCGGCGTCAGTGCGCAGCAGTTTGCGCGAGACCTCCAGGGCATCCGCGCCGCCACCGTGCACCTGCACATCAACTCGCCCGGCGGTGACGTGTTCGACGCGCGCGCCATGGTCAGCACGCTGCTGGCCCACCCGTCCACCATCGTCGCGCACGTGGAGGGCCTGGCCGCCTCCGCCGCCAGCTATCTCATGCTGGGCGCAGACCGCGTGGACATCACCGACGGCGCGTTCGTGATGATCCACAACGCCTGGGGCGTGTACATGGGCAACCGCCACGAGCTGCGGCGCGAAGCCGACGTGCTGGAAAAGATTGACAACAGCATCATCGCTGACTACCTGCGCAAGGCCGGCGGCACGCCCGAGGAATGGCAGGCGCGCATGGATGCCGAGACCTGGCTCACCGCCGCAGAGGCGCTGGAGCTGAAGCTGGTAGACGCGGTGGTGGAGGCCGGCAGCCAATCGCCCGACGCGCCCGAGGCGCGCAACTGGAATCTCTCCGCCTACGAGCACGTGCCCGCCGCCCTGCAGAAGGCCGCCCCGCCGGTGCCGCCGCCGGCCCACACCTACAACCGAGCCCAGATGGAGCGCCGTCTCTCCCTGCTCGAATGCACCTCTGCCTAGGGAAGCTCCCGCCGCAGACCACGCCGCCGAAAGGCGGTTTTTTTTCGCCCTCGACATTTAGGAGACACCATGACCACCGAGAGCATTCAGGCCATGCGGGAGCGCCGCAACGCGCTGGCCAAGGAAACCCGCAACCTGCTGGACAAGACGCCGGGCAACGCCTGGGACGAGAAGGCCCAGAAACAGTACGACGAGAAGATCGACGAGATCACCCGCATCGACGCCGCCATCGAGCGCGAGCAGAAGCTGCTCGACCTGAATGCGGAGAAGCATTTCCGCGACCTGGGCGGCCATGAGCGCAAGCCCGACCAGACCGAGGTGCGCCAGATCTACGACAAGCTCCTGCGCCAGGGTGAGCGCGCCCTGAGTGCCGACGAGTGGGGCAAGGTGCGCAACACCATGAGCACCACCACCGGCAGCGAGGGTGGCTTCACCGTGCAGACCGAAGTGGCCAAGACGCTGGTCGAGGCACTCAAGGATTTCGGCGGCGTGCGTCTGGTCTCCCAGCTCATCACCACCGAGCAGGGCAACCCGATGAACTACCCCACCACCAACGGCACCGCAGAGGTGGGCGAGCTGGTGGCGGAGAACGTCAGCGCCACCGATCAGGACGCCACGTTCGGCACCGCCAGCCTCAACGTGTTCAAGTACAGTTCGAAGGTGATCACGGTGCCCATCGAGCTGCTGCAGGATTCCAGCGTGGACATCGAGGGCCTGATCAATCGCCGCATCGTGATGCGCGTGGGCCGCATCACCAACCAGCATTTCACCACCGGCACGGGCACTGGCGAGCCCAATGGTGTGGTCACGGCCAGCACCGCCGGCAAGATCGGCGCGGTCAGTGCCACGCCGGTGATCACCTACAACGACCTGGTGGAGCTGCAGGAATCGGTGGACGAGGCCTACCTGCAGCTGGGCCGCGGCACCTTCATGATGAGCCAGCAGGCGCGGCGCGACATCCGCCTCATCAAGGACAGCAACGGCCGGCCCATCTTCAACCCGGGCTATGAGGTCGGCGTGCCGGGCGGCGCGCCCGACATGCTGCTGGGCGCTCCGCTGGTGATCAACAACCAGATGGCCGTGCCGGCGCCGGGCGCGCGCTCCATCCTGTTCGGCGATTTCCAGTACTACATCGTCCGCGACGCCATGCAGATCCAGCTGTTCCGGTTTGCCGACTCGCCGTTCATCAAGAAGGGCCAGATCGGTTTTCTCGCCTGGATGCGCAGCGGCGGCAACTACATCGACGCCGGCGGTGGTGCCATCAAGCATTTCCAGCACGGCGCTGCTGTGTAGTAACCAACCGGCAGATGTTTGATCCATCGAAGGGGCGCATTGCGCCCCTTCGCTTTTGGAGAAGCAGCAATGAGCAAGACCCCCAACAAAAAGCCACGCGCCCCGGCAACCGCCGACGCGTTGGCCGAAGCGCAGGCGCGCGTGCGCCTGCTGCGTGACAGCTACCTGGGCCGCTGCGGCGCGGTGATTCCGCTTGCCCGGCCTGTGGCCAGTGCCGTGTGTGAGCGCGGCTGGGCCGAGCCCACGCAAGAGGCTCTCACCGCGCCATGAGCTGGACGGTGCTGGTCGCGCCCGCCGAAGAGCCGGTGAGCGTGGCGGAGATGAAGCTGCACGCGCGAATCGACATTGACGACGATGACGCCATCCTCCCCACCTACATCGCCGCCGCGCGCCAGCATGTGGAAAACGCCTGCGAGCATGCACTCATGCCGCAGACCTGGCGCGTGTTCTACCGCGCGTTCTGCGCGGAGCTGCAACTGCCGGGCGGCAACGTGCGCGATCCGGTCACCGTCAAATATCTGGATGCCGACGGCGCCGAGCAGACCGTACCGCCCATCACCTACGTGCTGGACAGCAGCCGTGTGCCCGCCCGCATCAGCCTCGCCCAGGGCCAGCAATGGCCGGCCACGCGCCAGCAGGCCAATGCCGTGTATGTGGACTACCCCACCGGCTACCCGAACGCAGCAGCCGTGCCCGCACCGCTGCGTGCCGCCGTGCTGCTGATCGCCGCTGATCTGTACGAGAACCGCGAGTCGCAGGTCATCGGCACCATCGTGGCTGACAACGCCACTGCCAAATCCCTCATGGCGCTGTACAAGCGGCGCCAGCCCTGAGACACCCACTGGAGTCTGATCAATGGCCACCATTGCCGCTACCCGCATGCTCAACCCCGGCGCCAACACGCTGACGGTGACCACGCTCACCGCGTCCGACACGTTCACCTACAACGCGCAGCGCTCGCCGCTGCTGCTGCTGCGCAACGGCACCGCCGGGGCGCTGACGGTGACCATTGATGGTGATGGCGGCAGCACCGTGCCCGTGCGCGGCGTGGGCAATGTGAATGTGGCCGCCGGCTACTCCACCGGCTCCATCCCCGCCGGCGGGTTCGTCGCCATTCCCCTGCGCAGCATCGAGGAATATCTCAAGGGCGTGATCGCCGTCACCGGCGGCACCGGCATCAGCGCCAGCCTGCTGGAGTTCTGATGAGCTGCCCGCGCTGTGCCGAGCGCCGCAAAGCCATGCGTGAATGGCTGCTGCGTCTGCGGGGTCGTCGTCCATGAGAGCCGGCCAGCTGCGCGAGCGCATCACCATCGAGCGCCGCACCGAGCAGCAGAGCGACACCGGCGAGGTCACCTGGACCTGGCAGCCGGCCGTCACCTGCCGCGCGCGCATCAGCGCCAAGAGCGGGCAGGAAGAATTTGTGGCAGACCAGGTCGCCCCGCGGCGAGTGGTGGATGTGCACATCCGCTACCGCACGGATCTGGCAGACGCAGAGCAGCTGCGCATCCGCCACGGCCAGCAGATCTACGACGTGGTCTTTGCCAGCAATCTCAACGAGCGCAACCGCGAGCTGCACCTGCAGTGTGTGCAGCGCCTGGCGCAGGGGTGGCGCAGTGGCTAAAGAGCTCGAAGGCGTCGAGGAGCTGACCCGCAAGCTGCGCGAGATGGGCGACGCAGTGGCCGGCAAGGCCCTGCGCAACGCCGCCCGCGCGGCCTTGGTGCCGGCGCTGGAACGCGCGCGCCGCATCGTGCCCGAGGGCACCGTGGTGCACAAAACCTACAAGGGCCGCATCGTCACGCCCGGGTTTGCGGCGCGCAGCATCCGCATCAAATCCGTACGCACACGTGACCGCGGCATTGGCATTGCACTGCTGGGCGTCAAACCGGAGGCCTACTACGCCCTGCAATTCGTGGAGCTGGGCACCTCCAAGCAGCCTGCCCGGCCGTGGCTGAGCACGGCGTTTGAGCACACGCGCACCGAGCAGCTCGAGAGCCTCAAGGCCGCGCTCAAGCGCTCTCTCATCCGCGCCGCAAAAAAGAAATGAGCATCAAGGCCGGCCTGCATGGGTTCCTCTCCGCGCAGCCGGCCGTGGCCGCGCGCGTGGCGCGACGCATCTACCCGCTGGTCATCCCGCAGGGCGCCCAGCAGCCGTGCCTGGTGTACCAGCGGTACTCGGTGGACCGCCAGCCGCTGTTCTGCCGCACCGCCAACGTGGTGGCCAGCCGGTTTCAGCTGGACTGCTACGCCACCACGCACGACCAGGCAGAGGCCGTGTCGCAGAGCGTGCGC